TGTGGTAAAAGCACTTTTGATTATATCACACTTTAAATTCTTATGAAAGGTAAGTGTAATTAAATCGTTTGCTGGGGGATGATTTAATTATACCAGGAATAACACGATGGATATTTCAATGGATCGTTTTCTTGAGCTTGCGAGAAAAGCCGCTCTTTATGACGGCATAATCAGCTACACCAAGAATAGCAGGTATCTTGCAAAAGAGGATATTCTTGCATTCGCAGGTGAGGATATTTCTGAGGAGGATAATGACGATGATATATGATGATATAGGCTTCCGTCTTGCCAATGAAAGAGCATTGCAGGACTGCGAAAGGCATTATCTGAACGATGACAGCGACTTCTACGACGATTCGGACGAATGGGATAATTATCCCTATGATACTACAAAGGAGGCTTATGACTGATGGTTGCTATGTATGAACTTACAGAAGCTTACCGAGCTGTCCTTGAAATGGCTCAGAGCGGTGAGATAGACGATGAACAGGCTATCGCCGACACTCTCGGAGCTATTGAGGGCGATATAACTTTAAAGGCTGAAAGCTGTGCTGTAATTATCGGGGAGCTTACCGCTCAGACGGACAAGCTTGCCGCTGAGGAAAAGCGACTGCATACAAGGCGAAAGAGCATCGAAAACAGCATCGAGAGGATAAAAAGCTCTATTTTCGATGGTCTGAAAGCTACAGGAAAAGATAAGCTCAGAACAGACCTGTTTTCATTCTCGATACGCAAGAATCCGCCTAAGGTGGTTATTGACGATATATCAGCTGTCCCCCAAGAGTTTATCATTCCTCAGCCGCCGAAAATCGACAACACTTCCGTCAAAGCATATCTCAAATCAGAGCTTTCAGAACCTTGCAATTGGGCTCACATTGAACAGGGCGAAAGCCTGAGCATCAGATAGGAGAGTGTTTATGGACAAGCTTGTATTTTTTAAACCTGCACCCAAAGAAACATCTGCATCATCAACCATTATCAGGATAAGCGGAAAGGCTTACAATGCCATTGCGGCAATTGAATCGGAAACAGGGTTGTCAATTTCCTACATCGCTTCACAGATGATTATGTATGCTTCCGAGAACACCATAATCAAGGAGGGCAACGGCAATGGGTGAGCCTGTTCTTATCTACGGAAAATCAGGAAGCGGAAAGAGCCGCAGTCTGAAAAACTTTGCGGAAGATGAGATATACTATGTCAATGTTGGCGACAAAAGCCTCCCCTTCCGCAAGAAATTCAGATATACATCTGTTACTGACAATACTTCGCTCATTCGTGCAGGCTTGCAGAAAATGCCTGTTAAAACCGCAGTAATCGATGATGCAGGATTTATTCTTGCCAATCAGTTTATGGACGAACACAGCAAGGATAAAAGAGGCGGAGATGTTTACAAAATGTACGACAGCATTGCCGATAACTTCTGGGGGCTTCTGAGATTCATCAAGACGGAGCTTCCTAAAGATGTCATAGTTTATATAATTATGCACGAGGACACGGACGATATCGGGAATACCAAGCTGAGGACTATCGGCAAGCTTCTTGACAACAAGGTGGATATTGTCGGCAGATGTACCATAGCACTCAGGTGCTGTACGCAAGGCACAAATCATTTCTTCAAGGTCAAAACCGATGGCTTTGACATTACCAAAGCCCCCGAAGATATGTTTGAGGGCGGGCAGATTGAAAACGACCTGAAAGCGGTTGATACCATTATCAGAAATTACTATTTTGAGGGGGAAAACAAATAATGAAACCATTCAAGAACTACGAAAGCACACAGACCTTTTCAAGCAGACCCACACTCCCCGAGGGAGGATATGTATGCAAGATTCTCAATGCTGAGGAAAAAGTGTATAAATCTGCAAAGGGCGAATTTGCAAAGCTTGAAATCAGTATTGATATAATCGAGGGCGAACACACAGGCTTTTATGCTGCCGATTACCGCAGTCAGCAGGGCGAGGATAAGAAGTGGAAGGGCGTTCTCAGAATGTCTGTCCCCACAGATGATGGCTCGGAAATGGACGAGAAGATAAAGTCCGCCTTTAAAACAAACATCACAGCCATTGAAGAAAGCAATAACGGATATCATTGGGATTGGAACGAAGCCGCACTTAAAGGAATGGTAATCGGTTGTCTTTTTCAGCTTCAGGAATGGGAGTTTGGCGGCAGAAGCGGTTGGAAATCTCAGCCTTATGGCTTCATTGATGCAGAAAAAATCAGAAAGGGCGATTTTAAAGTGCCTAAGCCCCGACCCTTAAAGGGCAGCTCAGGCACACCTTCTGTCAAGCCCAACAGCTCTATGGCAGATTTCGAGGAAGTTATAAACGACAGTGACCTCCCTTTCTGATATGACGCCTTTTGAATTAAAAGCCGCTTTAAACTCTGCTGTTCTGCTTGTGGATACCCGTGAGCAGAACACGGAGGCTCTGCGGAAAAGAATTGAGCTTACAGGAATGGAATATGAGCGGTATAAACTGTATTCGGGTGATTATTCGGTCAGATGCACAGTTGACAGCAAGGTTTTTTCCCTTGCGGACAAGGTTGCTATCGAGCGAAAAATGAGCCTTGACGAGCTTGCCGCTTGCTTCGGCAGAGAACGTGAACGCTTCGAAAAAGAGTTTGACCGTGCAAAAGAAATCGGTATGCGGCTGTATCTCCTTGCAGAAAATGCTTCATATGAGAATCTTTATGCACACAAATACCGCTCTCAGCTATCCCCTGCCGCATATGCCGCAAGCATTTTTGCGTGGCAGGCAAGATATGACTGCCGTGTGATATTCTGCAAGGCTGAAACCAGCGGAAAAATAATCCGTGAAATTCTTTACCGTGAATTGAAAGAACGTCTGGAAAGTGGGGAATATGGTTGAATTTAAACAGATTTAAAGAGCCTGCCGACCTGCTTAAACGTGAAAACCTCCTTGAAATCTGTCAAACAAAAGGAAGTGAACGAGCCGAGCTTATTGCACAGGTAGAACTCAAAGCCGCAGAGTTTAAGGTCAAGACAGCATTGAAACGACTGCTGAGCGAAATGCTTGCGGAGGAACAGGCTGAGGAAATACGGCGTGCCTCCATTGCCGAAAACTATGATATAAACGGCATAAAACTTAAACGTGACAGCAATGGTAAGCCAATAACAAGCATAGAAAACTTTGTTGAAATAATGAGGCGTGATGAATTTTTCGACGGAATACGCTTCAATCTGCTGACCCACTCTCCCGAATGGGACGGTGTGAGGTGGGACGACACCTGCGACAGCACTTTACGAGGATATATAGAAGCAAGGTACAACATTCACAGCCGTGACAAATGCGATGATGCTTTCCGTATGCTCCTAAGAACCCGTGAATACAATCCTGTTATCAATGAGATAGAAGCCATTGAATGGGACGGCATTGAGCGAATAGAAACGCTTCTGATAAAATGGCTCAAATGCGATGATACGCCATACACACGAGAAGTAAGCCGCCTGATTTTTTCAGGTGGAATAAACAGGCTTTACAATCCCGGCTGTAAGTTCGATGATGTTCCTGTTCTTGTGGGTACGCATCAGGGCGAAGGCAAGTCAACCTTTATCCGTTGGCTTGCAATGCGTGATGAATGGTTTACCGATAATCTTGTGGAAATCGAGGGAACAAAGGGAATTGAAGCCCTTGAGGGCATATGGATATGTGAAATCGCCGAAATGATGGCTACTACAAGAGCAAAGGAAATAGAAGGCGTAAAGGCATATATCACCCGTCAGAATGACAGATACCGCCGACCTTTTGACAAGCGTGTGACGGATCACCCAAGACAATGCATATTCATTGGAACGACCAACAAGGCACAGTTCCTCACCGATAAGACAGGAAACCGTCGATGGTATCCTGTTATCTGCCGACAGAACGGTTATGACCTGTTCAGCAACAAAGAGGCTATACAAAACGATATCCGCCAATGCTGGGCTGAGGCTAAGGCTAAGTATGACCGTGGGGAAATGCTCCCCTATGCAAATCAGTCGATTATTGAGCTTATCCGTAATGAACAGGATGC